ACCCCCCTACACGCTCTGCCAACTTAATATATAGACCAAACGATAGTTTTTGTGTACAATAAAGTAACATATATCAGAAAGAGTGCTTATGGCTATTGAAAAACCTATGGTTCCAGCGGACGTGGAAGTAGAAGGCAACCCCTCTGAAGAGGATCTTACAGTAGAAATTGTAAACCCAGATGCTGTATCAATGGAGACAGAAGATGGTGGAGTGATACTTGATTTTACTGGAGAGCTTACAGAAAGTATTATTGGTCCTGACCACGATTCAAATCTAGCAGAGTTCATTGATGAGTCTGATCTTCAGTCTATGGCCTCAGAGCTTGTATCAGATTTTAATGCCGATAGAGAGTCTCGTTCCGATTGGGCTAGAGCATATGTCAAGGGTCTTGACCTATTAGGCATGAAAATAGAGGAACGTCAGCAGCCTTGGGCAGGAGCTTCTGGAGTATTTCACCCTGTTTTAACCGAATCTGTTGTGCGGTTCCAAGCACAAGCTATGGGAGAACTCTTTCCTGCTAGTGGGCCAGTCAGGGCTAAAATTATGGGGAAGATGACCCCAGAAAAATTTGATCAGGCAGAGCGTGTAGAAACAGAGCTTAATTATCTTTTGACTGAAGAAATGACAGAATACAGAGATGAGCTTGAGCAAATGTTGTTTAAGTTACCCTTGGCAGGATCAGCGTTTAAAAAAGTATACTACGATCCAATAACGAGTAGACCATGTGCTGTGTTTGTCCCCTCCGAAGACTTTGTCGCTTCGTACGGCACGACTGACCTTATGACGTGTCCAAGATACACACACGTCATGAAAAAGACCAAAAATGAAATATTGCAGCTTCAGGTAAATGGTTTTTATAGAGATATAGAGTTACCAGACCCACAGCCAGATTTTTCTGATATACAAGAAAAATATGATGAGTTAGATGGTGAAGACACTATTATCGAAGATGATGATCGACACACCATACTAGAGATGCATCTTGATATTAATATGCCTGAAGAGTTCGACGACCCTGATGGTATAGCTAGACCTTATGTTATAACCATAGACAAATCGTCACAAGAAATATTGTCCATTAGAAAAAATTGGTATGAAGATGATGAAAAGAAAAAGAAACGTATGCATTTCATCCATTATAAGTACCTACCGGGCTTGGGATTCTACGGCACAGGACTTATTCACCTCATTGGAGGCTTGGCGAAATCAGCCACCTCAATACTACGACAACTTATTGATGCGGGTACGTTATCGAATTTACCTGCAGGTCTTAAAGCTAGGGGAATGCGTATTAAGGGTGATGACACGCCTCTTATGCCGGGGGAGTTCAGGGACGTGGATGTACCGGGTGGGGCAATCCGTGATTCGATTACGTTCATCCCTTATAAAGAGCCAAGCGGAGTACTCTATTCTTTACTTGGCAACATTGTCGAAGAGGGGCGGCGCATAGGGTCTGTAGCCGACATACAGGTTGGTGACATGAATGCTCAAGCACCAGTCGGTACAACTCTTGCCCTTCTGGAGAGATCCATGAAGGTGATGTCTGGTGTACAGGCTCGCCTTCATGCGGCAATGAAAAAAGAATTACGTCTACTTGCAAAAATCGTACATGACTACATGCCAGCAGAGTATGCCTATGAGATGGAAGGTGATTTTAACAGAACAGAAGATTTTGATAACCGCATAGATGTCATACCTGTGAGTGATCCTAATGCTGCTACGATGTCGCAAAGGATAATGCAGTATCAAGCAGCTTTACAGCTAGCACAGCAAGCCCCACAACTATACGATATGGGCAAGCTACATCGTCAGATGTTAGAAGTTCTAGGTATACAAGATGCAGGGGATATAATTAAATTACCTGATGACATAAAACCAGCAGATCCTGTAACTGAAAACATGATGATCTTGAAACAAGAGCCTGTAAAAGCTTTTAAATATCAGGATCATGAAGCCCATATCGGTGTTCATATGGCAGCAGCACAAGATCCAAAGATTATGCAAATGGTGGGACAGTCTCCGTTCGCGCAGCAGATACAGCAAGCGATGTCTGCACATATAACCGAACATGTCGCATTCCAGTATCGCCGCGAAATAGAAAAGATGCTTGGTGTAGAGATGCCAAACGAAGATCAACCACTACCAGAAAATATAGAGGTAGATATTTCTCGTCTAGCGAAAGATGCGGCAGAAAAACTACTAAAAAAAGATCAGACAGAGGCACAACAACAGCAGATTGCTGCACAGCAGCAAGATCCTGTAGTGCAGATGCAGCAACAAGAGTTGCAGCTCAAAGCACAAGAATTGCAGCATAAAATGCAGACTGACATGGCTAAGATTCAGCTTGAAGCTGATAAAATCAAAGCACAAAATCAAAGAGAGGGCGCTAAACTGGGAGTTACGCTTGCTACCGAGTTAGATAAGAACCAACGTGCAGATCAGCAAGCTGGCGCTAAATTGGGTATAGAAGTAGCGAAGGAGTTAACTAAGGGGGATGGATGATACGGTTATTGCGCTTTTAAAGCGTGTTATTACCGACTATAGGGACGAGGTAAAAGAGTTCCTAGCTGACGGTAGGGCAGAAGACATAGCCGCGTATAATAGGCTTGTCGGACGCTATGAGGCTCTCAAACTAATAGATAGAGAGCTAGAAGACTTAGAAAAAAGATTTGTTGAAGAATGAATTTTTTTGTTCTATGGATTAATTGGGGGCTTCGTGGGTGATCCACGCAAGGTTTCTGTGAACCTAAATCACTGCAAGGAATATTATGTATACAGCAGAAGTAAAAACTGAAGACAAAGTAGTCACACAGCTACCAGAGCCAAAGGGCTACAAACTACTCATAGGGATTCCAGAGGTAAGCGAAAAGACAGAAGGCGGAGTATTCATGCCTGACGGTCTTAGAATTGCAGAAGAAACTGCTTCAATCGTTGGTTTTGTTATAAAAATGGGACCAGATGCTTATTCTGATAAAGATCGCTTTCCAAACGGACCTTACTGCCAAGAACAAGATTTTGTTATTTTTCGTTCTTATTCTGGCACAAGATTTAAGATACATGGTAAAGAATTTCGTTTAATTAACGACGATACTGTTGAAGCTGTGGTAGATGATCCAAGGGGGTATACAAGAGTATGAGTAACGTAGCTGAAGAACAAGAGTTCAAAGAAGAAACAGTCGCAGAAGCAGTGGCTAGCGCACAACAAGATGTTGGAAACGAATCACCTGAAACACAAGATGTTGATTCTTTTGATATTGAAGTCGTGGATGACACTCCTGAAGAAGATCAGGGAAAACCACGCCGAGCCGAAGATGCCGAACCGCAGATACCCTCCGATGATGAGGTAGAGAAGTATTCTGAAGGTGTGCAGAAACGTATTAAACAACTAAAGTTTGAGTTTCATGAAGAGCGCCGTGCAAAAGAAGAAGCAGCGCGGCTACAAGAAGAAGCGTTACGGTATGCAGAAACAGTCAAGGCTGAGAATGATACACTTCGCAAAACCTTGGATGACGGGGAGCAAACCCTTATTGGTCAGGCTAAAGGTCGCATAGAGGCACAGTTAGACAAAGCCAAAAAAGAATATAAAGCTGCATATGAGTCTGGAGATCCAGATGCTTTGTTAAAAGCACAAGAAGATCTTACGACTATTCAAAATGAAAAGTACCGTGTAGATAATTATAAGCCGCGAGTAAGGGCGGAAGAGAAACCCCCTGAACCTGCACCGCAACCTGTTCAACCTCCACAGGTGGATCAGAAGGCTTTAGAGTGGGGTAAAAAGAACGAATGGTTTGAAAAAGACCCTGAAATGACAGGGTATGCATACGGACTTCACCAAAAACTTGTGAATCAGGGTATTGATCCAAGAACAGATCAGTACTATGATGAGATAGACAAAGCCGTAAGGCGAGTCTTTCCAGATAAGTTTGACGATGGGAAAATTGAGGAAGAAGCACCCCAACGTCAAGACGGCCCCGTGGTTGCCGCACCGTCTAAAACGACAAAGAAACCACGCACAGTGCGACTGACCTCAACGCAAGCTGCTCTCGCCAAGCGGCTTGGTCTGACAAATCAGCAATATGCGGCGCAGTTAATGAAGGAAGCATCTAAATGACAAACAGAACCTCGCGCAACCATCAAACTCGTGAAGACGAGAAACGTAAAGTGTCGTGGCAGAGACCTACGATGTTACCAACCCCCGAACCAAGAGACGGAATAGAGTTTCGTTGGATTCGCACATCAGTATTGGGTAATATGGATAACACGAATGTTTCTTCTAGATTCCGCGAAGGTTGGACACCTGTTCGAAAAGAAGATCACCCAAACCTTCAAGTTGTGTCTGATATCGATTCTCGATTTAAAGACAACATTGAGGTCGGTGGATTACTGCTTTGCCAGAATTCTGCCGAGAACGTTAAAGCTAGGAAGGATGCACAACTCCAACAGGCTAAAAACCAAATGGAAGCTGTGGATAATTCTTATCTGAAACAATCAGACCCTCGTATGCCTGTTCTAAATCCAGAGCGGAGTACGAGGACTTCATTTGGCAAGTAACCTTTACGGGGAGCTTGCTTGGTAGAAACTTTAATGTAAGGAACTAGAGCTATGGCTACAACAGCAGCTCCTTATGGTCTCCGTCCCGTACGCCGTGCGGATGGAATGCCATATGCTGGGGCAACTACCCAGTATCTCATTGATCCTGCAGGTGAAGCTACAAACCTATTTTATGGGCAAGCAGTTATCATCGGGGCCGATGGGTATATCGCGCTGGCTACAGGTACAGGTGCAGACCTGACCTCTAACAGCATTTCCGGTACAAGCGGCGTAGGCGCTATTGGCGTTTTCGTTGGTTGTGAATATGTAAACTCTTCAGGTCAACGTGTTCAGGCACAGTATTATCCATCTGGTACAAACAGTGATAGTACTGCGATTAAAGCCTATGTGATTGACGATCCAAATGTACTATTTCAAGCGCAGCTTGATGGTTCAGGAGCGCAAACAATCATTGGCACTAACACATTCTTCGCATCAGCGCAGTCTACCTCAACTGGTGATACAGCGACAGGTAATTCAACTTCTGCGTTAGACGCAAGCGTTGTAACTACAGCAGCGGCATTTCGTATCGTTGCTCATGTTTCTGATGCAAGCGATGCGTATCCAGATGTGTTGGTTAAGTTTAACCCCGGTGGTCATCAGATGACCAACAACGTCGGCTTATAAGGAGATTAGATTATGGCTATTTCACGCGCCCAGCTCCTTAAAGAGCTACTTCCGGGTCTAAATGCATTGTTCGGTCTTGAGTACGGAAGGTACGAAAACGAGCATGATGAGATCTATGAGACAGAAACTTCAGAGCGTAGCTTTGAGGAAGAAGTCAAACTGAGCGGTTTTGGAGCAGCTCCTGTGAAAGCAGAGGGTCAATCCATTTCTTATGACAATGCACAAGAGCATTTCACCGCTCGATACAACCATGAAACTGTTGCTATGGGTTTCTCTATCACTGAAGAAGCGATGGAAGACAACTTATATGACTCTCTTTCAGCACGTTATACTAAGGCACTTGCCCGCGCTATGGCGTACACAAAGCAGACGAAAGCAGCTTCATTGTTGAACACTGGCTTTGATACATTTAAGTCTGGTGATGGATCATTCTTGTTTGCTACGAACCACCCAACAGTTGAGGGCGGTACAAACTCAAACAAACCATCAACAAATGCCGACTTGAATGAAACTTCACTTGAGCAAGCTGTGATTGATATCGCTGCGTTCACTGACGAACGTGGTCTATTGATTGCTGCTCGTCCACGTAAGTTAATCATTCCGCCAGCACTTATGTTTGTTGCTACACGTCTATTACAGACTGAACTTCGCGTAGGTACAGCAGATAATGATATCAATGCTATCCGCTCAAACGGGTCTATCCCAGAGGGCTATAGCATCAATCACTATCTAACAGATACCGATGCGTTCTTCATTACTACAGACGTGCCTAATGGCATGAAGCACTTTGTGCGTACTGCTATGCAGACAGGCATGGACGGTGACTTCGACACAGGTAACGTTCGCTACAAAGCGAGAGAGCGTTATTCTTTTGGTGTCTCCGACCCATTAGGGATTTATGGTTCCCCCGGAGCCTAAATTATGCTATAGAGGAGTTACTACTTTTTTCATATAGTAGTCCTCCCTGTAACTGGGGCAGCGCAAGTTGCCCCTTTCTTTTTAAAAAAACTATGTTATGCTGTTTGTAGGGGCAACATTAGCCTTGCAGACAGGACACTCCCCTACCTGACGTTGCACAGACTGCTAGGCAAAACCTTGTGCAAAGGGTATTTATTATGGCATCAACTACATTTTCAGGCCCAGTGACATCTACTGCTGGTTTCGTCAGCGGTTCAGATTCTTTGGTTTCTATTACAGCAGACGCAACAATAACATCTGCTTCTCATGCAGGTCGCACAATGCTTCTTAACAAAGCGGCAGGTGCAACTTTAACACTTCCAGCAGCGTCTGGGACTGGTAACACTTACAAATTCTTCGTTCAAACCACAGTTACTTCAAACAGCTACAAAATTCAGGTAGCAAGCGCGAGTGACACAATGGCAGGCATCGCAGTAGTGGCGAACGACTCAGATAATACAGCATCTATCTTCGAAACTGCGGCTGACTCAGACACAATTACTTTAGATGGCACTACAACAGGTGGTATTCTTGGTGGTCAAGTTGAGATACAAGATATAGCTTCAGGTGTATTTCGTGTTTTGATTAATCAATCAGCTACTGGGTCAGAAGCTACACCATTTAGTGCTGCTGTTTCATAGGTGAATCATGGGTAAACTTAAAATGAAGCCGCGCAAAAAGGTTCGTGCTAGGAATAAAGACGGTACGTTAAAATCAGACGATCCGTCCACTCCTCAAAACGAAGCGTGGACAACAAAAATAGTGGAAAAAGAAGAGGATAGCTGATGTCTCAGTCAGATATTTTTGCTGTTACAAAGACTGCTGACGCTACCGTTTATGCTTCAAGAGCTAGAGTTCGTCAGGTGCAGGTACATACCGCTGGAAGTGGTAGCCCAGCTATCACACTTAAAGATGGTGGAGCCAGTGGCACGACACGCCTGACTATGACTTTAACTACTGGATTGGTGCATTCTGTTAACTTACCAGACAACGGCATCTTGTTCTCTACAGATGTTTATTTGGATCTAACAGACTGTACAGGTGTAACTGTGTTCTTGTCGTAGAACTATGGCAGAGCGTAAGTCAAAAGGCAAAATGCCAGCACGTAATAAAAAGAATTTCCGCCCTACAAAAGCTGGGGCGGGAATGACTAAGGCTGGTGTAGCTGCATATAGACGTAAAAACCCCGGCTCTAAGTTACAAACGGCTGTTACTGGAAAAGTAAAACCCGGAAGCAAAGCAGCCAAAAGGCGTAAATCTTTTTGTGCTAGATCTGCAGGGCAGATGAAAAAATTCCCAAAAGCAGCAAAAAATCCAAACAGCCGTCTAAGACAGGCTAGAAAAAGATGGAAATGCTAGATGGCTATTGCAAGATCAAATATAGCTAGTCAAATGAAAGGAAGTTCTCGCATGAGATTTCGATCTACAGGTGATGACGCAAAAGATTTAGCAGTAATAAGAGCTGCTAAAAATATAGATGATGGCCCTGTTAGCATGAAAAAAGGTGGCAAGGTCAAGAAAAAATCTAAAAGTCGTGTCAATGAAGCAGGTAATTATACAAAACCGGGTATGCGTAAACGGTTGTTTAATCGAATAAAAGCTGGGTCAAAAGGCGGAAATCCCGGTCAGTGGTCAGCTAGAAAAGCACAAATGCTTGCTTCGGCTTATAAAAAAGCAGGTGGGGGGTATAAAAATTAATGAACGAAATAGAGAAAGATCTTAGAAGTTGGTCAGTTGAGGTTTTGGAAGTTCCAAATCATGACCTCAAAGGTCTTTCTCCGTGTCCGTATGCTAAGAACGCTTGGGAAAAAGATAAAGTTTTGGTCATACAAACAGATGATATATTTGCAGAAAGTTTGAGGCAATGTTCCGATATGCCGCTAACTGACAAAGAACTTATTGTTGTCGCCTCTTATGACATACCAGAAATAGACAAATTTAATAAATATGTTCAAAATCTTAACATACTTTTCGACACCCTCCACTGTATGGAGTTTCACCCAGACTATGGGGCAGAAGATGCAGATCTAGACTTTCTATATGAAAATGATTGGGAAAGTTCGTTAGATAAGCCTTACTGCATGGTATTCATTCAAGATCTCGAACAAGTAGTTCTAGCAAGTGACAAGTTACAAACATTAGGTTACTATGATGTATATCCTGATGAAGAGTATGAAGAGTTAGTCGTTAACAGGAAAAGGAGATTGACAAATGGCTATGAAACCTAGGGCTATGAAGAAGAAACCTATGGCAATGAAACGCGGTGGTGCAGCAAAGAAAATGATGCGTGGCGGCAGCATGAAGAAAAAGCCTGTAGCTATGAAGCGTGGCGGCGGCATGATGGGTATGAAGAAAAAACCCATGATGATGAAACGTGGTGGTAAAGCTAAGAAAAAATAATGGCTTTAAAAAAATCTCAGAAGAGCTTAAAGGCGTGGACAAAACAAAAATGGCGCACTAAAAGTGGGAAACCTAGCGGTAAAACTGGTGAGCGGTATTTACCTAGTGCGGCTATTAAGTCTCTTAGCCCTTCTGAGTACGCAGCCACAACACGAGCTAAACGAAAAGGCAAGGCTGCAGGCAAGCAGCATGTGGCTCAACCTAAAAAAATTGCAAAGAAAACCAAAAGATTTAGGAGCGTAGTAACATAATGGCTGTAGTAACCCCAGACCTGCCAGAAATATTTGAAGAAGCCTACGAAAGAGCAGGTCTTCAAATGCGAAATGGTTATGATTTGCGAACAGCAAGACGTAGCCTTAATCTTTTAACATTGGAGTGGCAAAACCGTGGCCTTAATCTTTTCACTATCGAAGAAGGTACGCTCTCTGTTACAGCAGGTACGGAGACTTATACCCTTCCTTCGGACACCATCGACCTCCTCGAACACCAAATCCGAACCGGAACAGGTACAAACCAAGTTGACACAGCCCTCGAAAGGATCAGTGTCGCAACCTACGCCCAGCAAACCAACAAAAAAACGGAAGGTAGGCCGACCCAAATCTTCGTCCAAAGGCTCCCAACGGAAACGAAAGTAACGTTATGGCCTGTGCCTGACAGTACAACTACCTACACTATTTTTTACTATAGGTTAAAGGGAATATCTGGTTTATCCTCTGGCGTAGGGTCTACAATAACATCTGTACCACCGCGTTTTGTTCCTTGCTTGGTCGCAGGTCTAGCGTATTACATAGCTATGAAACGTCCAGAGGTA